CAATGGATCACTTAAAAATTAAGATCTTGGACCCTATGAATCCTGGACAGGTCCTCAGAATCTTCGATAAATATGAAGATTTTGTTATGTATGTTAGAGTAGCTTTTCAGTTGTATATGTCAAAACAGGAAGCATTAGTTGAAATGAACACAACAATTGAAGATAAACGAAAACCTCTTAATCCATCTTTGTTGTCTCCATCTTCTTTCAAAGCTTTTGTTGCTAGTCAGGAACTTCAAGAACAACAAGAAGAAGTTTTACGTGTTAATGCATCTTTGCAAATTATAGATCATAATTTGGATATTAATTTCAATTCAATTAAAATGACTAATTTTACTAAGCATATTAAGAGTCAAGCGTTAACACATCGAGGGATGAATTATCCAAAATCTATCCCTGTGGGGCCTTATCACGTTCAAATGCCTATCGGTGATATTGGACGATTTGTAGCAAAAGTTAAGTATGAAGGTTATACACCAAAAAATATTTTTAGTGATCAGAGATTGGCTCTTTTTTATATGTGGTATACCAATATTAATTTAATGTTGGAACAAGATCGCATTAAACTACGATGCCACGCTGAAACACCAATTTGGGAGACACGAATGTTTGCTGGACATCGAATACCATATCATGCTCCTGAGATTGAGTTATGGGGTTATCATTCATTTTATAGATCATCTTGGATTGCTACAGACATTGCTGATTTGCTTAATATTCCTCCAGCTTATGTGGATGAATTGATTCGTCGTGGAATGACGGAATGTGCCACTCATTTTTGGTTTAAAGAATTATCTATTAGAATTCAAAAGTGTATTCCTGCCATATTTGCATATTTGCGAGAAAATGTATGGGATATTTTAGATTCACGTTTTTATGAGAAAATTTCGATTATAGAACCTAAAGAGTTTATTGATGTTGGTGTAGACGGACAACCACAGATTTGGCAGAGAATTCATTTAAATAGCGATCGTTTTTTGCCCGTCCAATTTACATGTGCATTGTTTAAGAATGTTGGTATGGGAACAGCAGCACATCGAGTTATACCTCATGAGATGGATAAGAGAATGGCATATAATTTAGCAAATAATACTGCTATTTATACTCGTTCTCAAGTATGTTATAATGAATGTTATGACGAGATTTATGATGAATTGGTTTGTGATGATCCAAAGCATGTTGAGATACCATCTTTGATGGAGATGGCCCAGCATGTTATATGTAAAGTGAAGCTAAACCATCTTCCTCGGGATCCTTATTCTTATTCATTACCAACTTCACGTTTTGCTGCGTGTTCTGAGTGTGTGGACAAGTTATCTGGTCCAACTGTAAATAAAGCGTATGTGAATTATTATGGTACTTTATCATGGACAACAGACATAAAGGAATCCTGTCGATTGCTGGACCAGTTAGCGCGGAGTCAAGATATTGAAATTAGATCAGATGTTATGGAAAGTATGAGTCAGGGTTGGAAATCGTTGTTACCAGAAAAGAAGGTGCGCGCTCAAGGTGCTACTGAAATTTTTGGTGGTATTGCTTTGGCAGCAATAGCTGGGTATGGGCTTAGGACTAG